TCCGCTCTCGTGATCGCTTCGCGTGAGAGTTGGAAAACCTTGATCGCATAGGGCGCGTCTGTTTCTTGAACCGCCAGGTAGTAGCCATTCACGGGTGAGCCAGTGATGGATTCGATGACCGAAATGAGCTGCCGAAAAGTCATAGCCGAAGTTCGCGATGGTGCGAGAGAACGAGTCGGAATCCGCACCCGCGGAAGTGGTCTTGTAATCGAGGATGAAACCTTCGCCCCAAACGTCGGTGCGTGCCTTCAAGTAGAGGCCCGACTCATCGCGAGTGAACCACGACTCTTCCACGCCAACACGCTGATCCATCAGAGCGCCGAGGGTTCCGTGCGACCAAAACGCGTTGTAACGACCGACAATGTCTTCGTGTTCGTCCGGCGTGACGAGGAACTTGCCCGAGGCCTCCGCATCGGCTACGAGGTTCTTCCATTCTTTCGTGTTCTTGTTGAGATCCGGGCCGACGATGAAAGTTGAGAGATCGTTTTCGAGGTTGCACGAGTGCGAGATGGTTCCCATCAGCATCGAGCGGCTCGGCACGGACTCGATTTTTCGAGCAATGTGCTTTGCGTGGAAGTGAGCGGGCGACTTCATCGCCTCTTTCAGTTGGCTTGCACCAAAGATGCCCTGGAGCCCGTGGTAATCACTATTGGTGATCCCAGCGAGCCTGAGGCACAGGTCTCCCTTCGAGGTGATGGCGGATTTGACTTGAGTGAGCGATGACACTAGATATCTCCTTGTTTGTGGACGGTTTAGTTCGCTTCGGTTTAGTAGGTCGGGTTACAGTCTTTCTTGATGCAAAGCCCCGCAGCGCGTATTCTCGCCGCGAGGTCAAGCATCCGAGTCAGTAGTTCGTCGGAAGCTTCACGCTTTCCAGAGGTGACTTCCGAGAGCCACGAGCGCGAAACTCCGAGGTGGATTGCCGCCCAAGCCTTCGAGAGGTAGGCGGCGTCCAGGGCAATGTGAAGGGCTGTGATAACTTGTGTTCCACGTTTCATTGGAACCAGAGTTACAACTGATGTAACCTTGGTGACAACGAGTTTTTTGGTCCTAATTGGTGGAAAGTGTGCGGAAGTGGACGTGAAATCGGTTTTTGGTAAGAATCTTAAACGGTTGCGCGAACAACGCGGCTTGACATTGACCGAGCTGGCAAAGCGGGTTGGTAAAAAACACTCACAGCAAAGCCTTGTTGAGAGCGGAAAAATCGGCTTTACGAGCGAGACGGTCACTCTGTACGCGTCAGAACTAAAGTGTCATCCGTCAGAATTGTTCCACGTGGAACATGATGAAGAGGCGGCAAAGGAACTGAAGGCGCTCAGGGAAAGAGTGGCCACGCTGGAAGATCAGGCAGCCATCGGTGGGATTCTCAAACGCAAGTTTGCAAGTGAGCCGGGAGTTCTAGGACTCCTTTGCGAACTGGATCAGACCGGCGTCAGCGTCTTGGCCAAACATATCCGTTCTCTCCACGGCCTCGCGAAGGAATGACTGCTTGGCCTTTTCGAAGGCCCACTCCTCGCGGTTCAGAGCATCGCGCTTGTAGCGAATGAACTCCTCGACCTCCCTCACTCCGTGCTTCTCTATTTGCTCGCGAAATCTAGCGATGATCTTTTCCACCTAGTTGCCCCTCGTGGTTAAAGTGCTCCGGTCTTGTAGGATTCTACACTTTTGTTAGCAAGCGAATAATCCGCGATGAAAGACACGTTAAGACAGGGTGTTGAAAAAAACCCTCTCATTCCGAGCACTAAACACAATTCTGCTTGGTTTTGTTTTCTTCCGTGACTCGCTCAAACTTTGGGCATACGACCTCGGCCTGGAGGTCAGAATGAAATCGCTGTTCGTTGTCGCCCTGTTTTTGAGTGCCCCCGCCTTTGCGTCCTACCAGCTCTCAGCCGATGGCCAGACCCTCGTGGAGACCGAATCGGGCCGCGTGTGGACGAAGCTCTGTGCGAAGCACGAGGGGGCTGTCTGTCTTTACGACGTGTTCATGCCTGTGGACGTGCTTGGAGTGACTGCCACTCTGGACGAAGTGAAACAGCGGAGCGGCTACAAGAAGAAAGAAGATAAGTTCGATCCGGCGACTTACGCGGACGAAGTCGAGGCAGAACTGGCCGCTGGCGCTTAACGATTTGCGTCCGCGACCCACTGGCAAACGTCGACATAGCCGCGGATTCGCATGGAAGCATTGCCCGCGGTGAAGCGGTTTTTCGCCCAGAAGCCATCCCCGTCGCGACCACCGGCTGAGTCGGTGTTCCCTTCAACCGTCGCCATCACGCCAAGCCTTGCCGGTCCTGCGACTGCGAACGCATGGCCATGGCTCGGGTCTCGGCGCTTCTGATAGATGCCGATGGCCCCGACAATCGGAGTCTTGGAGATGTACTTCGGATGGAGCTTCGAGCTTCTTTCGAAGAAGTGTTGCGTGCCCGCATCACAGCGGAAGTCAGCCGGAACTTTCCAACCGCGCTTCTTGCACGTGTCGATCAAAACGCCTGTGGCGGAAGAACAACACCACGGAGTTCCCATCGGAACGCCCGCCATGCGGTTGAATCGGTCGATGACTGCCGAGCGGTTGTTCCCGCCCGCTTCCTTTTGGCCAACGTGTGACTTGAACTCTTGAATGTAGGCTTGCGCCACCATTTCACGCGTCAGCATCAACGGCACTCCTGTTTGAGTTGGTCGTTTTCTTTCTTCATCTCGATCACGCGAGCTTTCCACTTCATGATGTACGCCTGCAGCGCCTCTTTCGAGGGCGCGTCCATACACCAATGCTTGTGGAGATCGGCGATCCCGTGGAGCGGGATGCGCGTGCCTGTGCTTTTCGTCTTCAGGTCTTCGTCGAAGTCGTCAAAGTCGAACTCCAGCATGTAGCCAGAGTGGGCGTTGACCGCGGCCACCGTTCCCTTCGGACGTGGAGGCATCTGCGGCGAGCCACACGACACGAGAAAATTAGCTGAAAGAATCGCGAGCAGCTTTGTCGAAGTCTTCATCGGTTTCCGCTTTCTTCATTTCTTCGACATGAGCCTCTGCCGCTTTGTCCGCGGCTTTGTCGGCTTCCTCCACCCGCCTCTTCGCTTTCCATTTCTCCACGAGCTTCATGACGAGCTTCACAGCCCAGCCAACGAGCCACTGGAGAACGACATTGATAAGCGGGCGAAGGAACGCGAGCATTTACGCCGCCTTGATCGCGCCAGCGAGCAAGCCCAAGACCATCGTCACGACGGGATCAGCCGCGCCTGCGTCGATTTTCTTGTCGGCCACGTCGATCAGCTTCGCCACATCTGCCGATGCTTCGAGGATGATCTTGCCGCCTTCGAGCTTCGCCTTGATTTCCAGGCCGAGAGCTTCGTCTTGTTTTTCCAAAATCTTCACCATGAGGACCTCCGTGTAAGACCCATCAAAGCCTAGGTGTGGTTAGTTTACCTAAAGTTTACTTTCGAGATTCGAGCTTGGAGATGCGGTCCTCGTGCGAGTCCATGCGCGTGATGACCACCGCAATCTTCACGTTGAGCTGGTTGAGCGAGTCGTAAATCTTCCAGAGGATGCCCACTCCTCCGGCTACGATTCCAAGAAACGCCCATTCCATAAACTGTGAGAACATCATCTCGCTTACATCCCGCCGACGTATTCCCGCGGGAGGACGCCATGCTTATTCAAGAGGTTGAGTAGCTTGGCCTTTTCTACGTTGTCGATTTCCTGATTTTGCGCGATCAGGCCCGCGTAATAGGACCGCTGCATCGGGTCCACGCCCTGAACGTCGTTGACGCTGTAGCCTTCAACCATCGGCACGGGAGACATATTGAGTGGACGACTCGCGAGGTAGCCCACAGTGCCACCGATCTTCTTCGTGGCCGCAGCGGTGCCGTTGATCGCCTTCGGCAAGATGCCGGATTTATACACGCCGAAGTTCACCCAGTCCCGAGCCTGTTGCGCCGGAGACCAGAGTTCTTGGTAAGCCTGATTGATGGATGTGCCGGACGGGTTCGGATGCACGGGCATGGCGCGGACAAGCGTCTTCAGGTCCGATACCTTCGCGTTGTTCTCAGCGCCCAGCAAGAGCTGGCGGATCTCGGGCCGGAGCTTGTCGAGCTGAGTGATGAACTTGTAGGGCGAGAACACACCGTCAGTGTGCGAAGCTTCGAGCATCTGCCCCATTTTGTGAGTGCGAAGAAGCTGGAACACTTCCGGGAACTCTTTGGAGAGTCGCTCGGCGAATTTGACGTTGTTCAGCGTGAAGAGTTTTTTACCGACCTCTTCCGCTCCGCCATTGTCCAAGAGATCGTCGAGGTGATCGACAAACTCTCCAACCGTGCGGCCTTTCCCAAGGCGGCCTTTTTTCGACACTTGCCCGATCAGGTCCATCAGGTCGCCATACATCTTGTTTGCGACTTTGCGCTGGGCGAGCAGGTCTTTCCCGAGCGCCAAGCCCTCTTGCGGAGTCGCAGCGTTCTCAACTGCGGCACGAAGAACGGAGGTCTCTTTGAGGCGGTTCAGTTTGTCGAAGAGCGGGCCAAAGCCTGCGCGGAGGCGCGGGTCCATGGCGTTGATGGCGTTGCGGAGCTTCGTCTTCGCCTGATCGAGCTGTGCGACGTTGTGGGCGTTCTCGATCTGATCGGCCATCTTCATGACAAGCGAGTGCTGCGGATCTCCTTCGAGGAAATTTTCGGCAGCATATCGGCGCATATTGCCGACGATCTGAAGGCGAGACGCCTCTCTGACCGGGATCTTCGACGTGTGCCCGTGGAGCTTGTCGTACATTTCCTGGATCGGCTTGTATCGCTCGCGGATCTTCGCCTTGATCCCTTCGACCATCGCTTCGCCAAGTTCCAAATCTGAGTTGTCGGAGCTTTGGCCAATGATGTTCTTTGCGGCCCGCATGATACCGCCGCGAGCTTTGTTCACCACGTTGCGAACAGCGTTTCCTGCGCCCGAGGGAGCCTTCGAGAGCGAGGCTTCAAGCCCTTTGGTGATGTAGTCGTCCGAGAGCATCCCAGGCGTTGCTTCAACGTCGAGATTCTTCGCCGCGGCCTCAACACTCGGGTTGACCGGGATCGCGGCACCGGGTTCCCCGACCTGCCCCTCCATCTCCATCAAAACTTTTTCGGGGATCGTTTCCGGGGGGTTCACGACTCCAGCGGAGCCACCCTTTAAAACGTAGTGACCCGTGGCGACCGCTGCGGGAATTGCCGCGCCGATGGCGCCGCCAATCGCAGCATTACCGGCTCGCGCCTTCAACTGCAGAGGATCGACTTTCCCAAGCTCATCGCCAGGGTTCGAAAGGCCCGCCGTGAGAGCGCCGATCTTTGCGCCCTGTCCGACGCCACCGAGAACGGTCTTCGCTTGACCGGCTTTCCCCATGGGAACGCCGAGCATATTGACGAAGCCGAGAGCTTTCCCCAGAAAGGCAGCGTTCGGGTTTTCTTTTTCGTTCTGCGCGTAGTTTTTCAGGTTCTCGTCACGCCGTTGAACGTAGTCGCCCGAGAGTGGAATGTCCGGCTCTGCGAACAAGTTGCCCACGTAGTTGACGAGCGGATCGACAGCCGCGCCAAGGTGCGGAGCGTAGCCGAGCAGAGCGGTGTTGCCCCACTGTTGCACCATCGTCCCGAGAGCGTTGGCAGAGTCGTCCATCTGATCGCGCTCGACTTCGTCGGCGTAGGTGTCAGGGTTGAACACCTCGTCTTTTTTCTTCGGCAACTCTTCTTCGTCCGCGTAGGTGTCGGGATTGAAGCTCACATGAGCCCCTTTTTCTTGAGTGCATCGACGTTGCGCTGATAGTTCTTGTGGCTCTTGTTCTTCGGGTTGTTCACCCATTCAAGCGCCTGGAGATCCTTCGGTGAAGGCGGTGCAAACTTCGGTTTGTGTCCGCCGCCGCCAATCTGTGCCGCGCCCGGAGCGTCAGGCACCGGAATTGATCCGACATTGTAGCCAGCGCCCTTTGCCGCCTCGATCTCCGCTTGGTGCTTCTTCGCAATGGCGTTTTGAAGGTTCTGAATCTTCACTTCGATGGTGTCCGGATCGTCGTCGAGATCAGGAAGCAGTTTCAAATAGCGGTTGATGTCACCCTCTGCGAGCTTGCCGCCTTCGAGGTAGCGCCCGATCTCCTGCGCCTTTTGTCCAAGAACTGCATTGATCTGGCTCGCCTCTTTCGTTGCGTCGAAAGTATCGCCAAAGACCTTCGCACCCATGTTCCGGGCGCGGCCATAGATCGGGCCGAACTTTTCCCCGTTCTTTTTCACGAGATCGCGGACCTCTTCGAGCTGGCTCATGGCGTAGGTCGCTGTGGCCATCTCGCGTACTGTTCCGACAGGCATCGTTTTGCCTTGCCCCTGGCCTTTGCCGCCTTTTCCTGCGGCTCCAGCTTTCTTTGCTGTAGCAGCGGCAGCGGCGTTGCCCTTTTTCGTGATCGCTCCGACCTGCGCTTCGGTGGTGGCCTTTTGAGCTTCGATTTTCGCGCCCGACATTTTGGTGAACTCGTCGAACTTGGCCTTGGCCATCTTCTCGAACTCTTCCAGGCGTTGCTGATGAAGCTGCTCATTCTGCGCGAGCTTCTGCTCAAACTGTTGCTGCGTCAGCTCGCCCTTTTTCACGGCAAGCTCAAGCTCGGCCAGCTTCTTGTCTTTTTCGACCGCAGCCAGCTCCTTCGCCGCTTCGACCTTTGCTTGGATCGCACCGACTTGAGCGTCGATGAGGCGCTCTTTGCCCTCCATGCCGAGCATTTGCGCTGCAAACCGGGCCGATGCTTCGCTGATTTTCCCGGTGAGGCTCATCTCCGTTTGAAGCTGCTTGTAGAGGAGATCGCGGTCTCTGTAGGCCTGATCGTTGTCCTCTTTCCACGTATCCATGCGGCGCTTCGCTTCGTCCTTCGCGTTCTCGCGGCGCTGCTTGGCTTTGTCTTTCTTGCCCTGAATGGCCATCTCGACGCCCTTCACTCCACCGGGCGCGGCACCCGCGGCACCGGCAAGACCTCCGAAGAGACCTCCGACGATTCCGGGCATCGTTCCGATGAGTGCGAGTTTCAACAAATCCCAATTGTCATAATCGTCCGAGGCGTTGAGATCGTCTTTCAGGTCCGAGAGATCCGGCTTCTCGGGAGCTTTGAACTTGCTGAAGCCCTCTTTCAGATCCGCCACTTTGTCGTTCTGGAGAATCTCTTTCGACTTCAGTTCGTTCTGGATGTTCTCGGCCTTCGTCGGCGCTGCAGGCGGCTTGCCCCAGTCGGGAGGCGGAGGAACCGGGCCGTGGTCGTCGCGCTTGATATACAGAGGCGTGTCCTGAACCAAAACCGGCGATTGGTTGAACATCGGCACGCCAAACGCATCGTAGCCGTAGGCTTTCATCCGCTCGCCCGGAAGCCCCGACTCCTCCCTCGGAGGGGGCGGAGGAAGAGGAGGAGCCGCGAGAAGAGCGGGAGGAATTGGCTTTCCTGTAGCTGCCGCGTCCGTTTGTGCTTCGAGTGCTTTGCGTTTTGCGAGCAGCTCAAGAATGTCAGCCATTCATCACCTCAAAAAAGATCGCCGAGAACTTGTCCGAGAATCCCGCGCTTCGGTTGTTGTCCTGCGGCTGCCGCCATCGACTGACCGATCAGTGCTTGCTGATAGCCCGTGCGATCCGCGACACCAAGACCGGCTTGGCCGAGACCTTGTTGCATTTCGCCGAACTTGAGACCTTGAGCCATTTGCGCGTAGTCGTTGAGTCCTTGACGACGAACGGCCATGTTGTCGAGCGTGTTCTTCTGCTCGGCGGCCTGACGGTCTTGCATCGCCTGACGTTGAACGCGAGCCGCTTGCGCTCCCGCCATGCCGCCACGGATGCCCTTGTTGGCTTGTGCGCTGTAGAGCTGGCGCATGGCGCCCTGTTGTTGGGAGCCGATGTTCCGTGCGGTTTGCTCGCGCTGTGCGCGAAGCTCTTGAGCGTTCAAGCCCTGTGAGAGATCCTGTCGGCGATTGAGAATGTCTTTGATGCGCGGGTCATCGTTGACCGTCGTGCGCCAGTTCGCCTGCCCTGCGGAAATGTCCGCGTTGCGAGACGCTGCCGCCTCTGCAGGAGTTTGGATTCCGTTTGGACCAGACGCTTGGTTCGGTGCCGGTTGTCCGGGCTGCGCTTGTCCAGTTGTTCTGTCGAAGAGTCCCGACAGGGTTCCGGTGCCTTGGCCTCCGGCTGCGCCAATCATTGCGCCTGGGGCCGCCATGCCGCCGATTCCACCGATGGCAGCGCCAGCAAGTCCGCCCTTCACCATGTTCGGGTTGTTCGCGCCGATCATTCCAAGAGCACCACCGGCTCCGAGTCGTCCGGCAGTTTGCGCGACGTTCTGAACGCCGCCTACAATGTCACTGATTCCCCATCCCATGTGAATCTCCTGCTCTTTTCAGTATCTCAAGGTTTCTGCGTTTACCGAGGTAAACTAGATTTCAGCCACAACCATTTTGATCCGCGAAACCGTCGCCACGCTTCCGCCGAAACTCGACGCTACGAAAATCTGATACGTGTGATCTCCAGCCTCCGGCTCATCCATGAACGAGATCGCCGACGGAGGCAAAGTTCCCGTGAACCGGGTCTCCGAGATCGCCACACCGTCGCGGTGAAGCCGGATGTTGATGTTCGCTCCGCCAGAGAGGACGGAGTAAACGTTATCCACCACCTCGTCATCGACCAGCTTCACGAGCACCGCCCCGCCCGTCGTTGTAATGTCGAGGCTGAAGTTCGGCACCTGGGCGTAGGTTGTAACGCTGGTGGTGTAGATTCCGCTGGACTCGCTCTTGACCACGTTGGATGCGCTCTCGCCGGTCGCAGCCGAGGCCACTTCTCCCTCGATCTCTCGCAGGTTCTTTGCGAGGTCATGCGAGAGGTAGCGGATCACATCGGAGAGCACGTCAGGTGAAAACGCGTTCAGTTTGAAAAGACGAAGCTTCCCTCGGATGCTCATATCTTGAGTTCTCCGACATACGGGAGATCGACTTCCACTTCCCATCCTTCGAGTTCAACGTTCGTGTTGTGCTCGGCATTCTCGAAGAGGAAGCGTGAAGCGGTGAACTTGCCGTTTGCGAGTTTCGTCTGAGCGGTCACTCCGTGCGTTGCCGATTCCGACACCGCGAGCGACATTTGCGCCTTGGTGGTATCGCGGACGAAGTTGACCTCTTGCTTGACGGTCAGCGTGTAGTCATTCGAAGGCGTCTCTTGCGTGGAGGCCACGGCCAAGCGGAGCGGCTGCTTTTTCACCTTGCGATCACCGAACGCGAGCCAAGCCGTGCCCCAGCGGAAGCTGATCGGCTGGTTGTGGTCCTCGTAATCGGTCGCGTGGTTGTTGTTGATCCGCTTCATGAGGTTGTATTTCACCGCGGAAGAATACGTGGAGTAGCGGCGCTCCACCCACCACAGCTCATCGTTGTAGGTCGCGATCCCGCCCGCCATGTTCAGGTCAGACCACTCGTACCAAGCCTGATGGAAGTAGTCGAAGACGAGGATGCGGGAGTTCGCGTTTGCGTAGCTCCTTGAGACCGCCACGGTGCCAGGAGACACGCCATCGCCCTGAGAAAGGAAAGCGACGTTGTAAGTGTCCGCTGCCGCGGTTGAGCCCTCGCACGGAAGCCAGAGAATGTAATACTGCTTCGGCACGAAGACATGAGCGCGAGCGCGCTTGAACTTCGGCGTTGCGTAGGTCGAAAGCCCTGCGATCTCGACAATCGGCTTCACGCGGTAGCCGACCTCCAGGGTCGGGGCTTGCGTTTCGATGATCGTTTCCACTCCGCGATTGGAGAGGAAGAACAAGCGGCCCTGGATTTCCTGGATCGTTGCGTGCGCGAGACATCCCGTCTCTTTCGAGAGCCATTCTGCTTGCATGTCGAGTTGAGTGGGATCGCCGTAAAGTCGCTTTATGGATTTGTTCTTGAAGATGACGAGCGAGTTCCCGATCTCTTTCATCCCGGTGATAATGTCGCCGAGATCCGACTCAACCGAGACGGTGAAGCTTCCGTCTGTCGGAAAGCCCTCTACGTTCTCGTAGTCGCCAAACCACACATCATTTGGACTGACCTGGTTGATGGTGTCGTACTGCCCGAGGCGGTTCGAAGTGGTGAACGGAACGCCCGACACAACGAGTCCGCCCCTGTAGGTGCAAACGTATCGGCACGCAGGAGGGCGACCGAAGTCGTAATCGGGCTCAGTCAAAGACTCGTTTGCGTTGAGAGTCGCGTCTTCCATGGAGTCGTAGTAGTAATTTCCCGATGCAACGGCGGGAACGTTCTCGACCAGGTAAAACAGCGCCCCACCGTCTTCGGTGCGCCAAACTTCGATGTACGAATAAAGCGTCAGCTCTTGGTTGTCTGTGACTGATACCGAGGCATCGAACGTGAGAGTGGTGGCCGTGGTCGCGGTAATTCTTCGCGCCTCATACGTCGAGCCGTTTTTGAGATAGCACATATCTCCGGTGACGAAGAGGTGGCCCGAGTCCACGTTTATGGTCGTCGCCGACTGTGCGCCGTTGACTGTGCCGTAGGTTCCAACACCGCCATAAGCCTCTACCTGAATGTCACGGTTTGCGATGTTCGTGACCGACACCTCCGCAGAGAACGGCCCCCGGATGACGTTGCCCACGTTGTCCACCCGGACAGCCCGCGCCTTATAGGTCCGCGTGCCCGCGTCGAGCGTACCGGATGAGTGCTGGCTCACGGAGATCGTCGGCGCGTTCAAGCCAGCGTAAAAGCAGCGTTGCCCGTCGTACTTGATGAGCGCACCGGCTGCGATGTAGAGAACATTGTTCAGCGACGTGTAGCTGATCTCTTCGAAGTCGGTCTGATCCTGGTTTGCGACAACGCCAGACAAATCAGAGTAAACGGTGTTCACTTCCGCGGTAACTGCTTCGCGCTCGTAAACCGTGAACGTGATCGACGTGCTCTTTGCGGAGGTCGCGGGAGTCACATCACAGAACGCAGCCGGGAGAGAGGTTGTGCCGGTGAGCGTACAGGTCCAGCCCGTGATCGCTTCGACTGCGGTCTTCATGTCGGCTAGGGTTTTCGTCGTTGCTTCTTCGTACCCTTGGCCGAGCGTGTAGGTGAGGACGATGGCACCGTCAACGGTGAGCGTGAGTGCCAGTTGCGAGCTTGCTTCTGCGTAGGCAATGGCGACCGTTGCCGTTGTTCCCGCCCCACCATAAGAGATCGCAGCCGTGGCTTTCTTGATCCGGTAGAGAGAGTCTTTCTCGATGGCGAGGAGTTCTTTTTCTTGTTCTGCAGTCGTGGGATTGAGCCTGGTGAACTCGATGAGACCGAATCCGCCGAAGTTGGTGCCTTTGACTTGCGATCCTTTGCGCTTCTCGATCCGGGGGGCCTCAATTCCGCCCTCCAGCACGCCGTTGTCGATCAAAGATGCGAAATTTTCGGGCCGCGATTGGTCCGAGGAGACGAGATCCAGCCCCTTGTGATCGAAAAACGGAATGATCTTGCTCATAGCGAGGAATCACCGAAGTCCATCAAGTCGGTTGAGAGAATCGTCACGTGCTGAGTGTCGTGGTCAATGTCGGCGAAGCCTTGAACGACTTGCGCGGCTGCGGCCTCGGCGAGCAGACGTTTTTTGTCTTCCAAGACCGATCCATCGCGCCCGAGAGCGCACGCAATCATGAAATTGACGAGATACGGCTCACACGAAGCCGGAAGCTCGGGCAGATTCGTCGAATCTTCGCCAAGGACAATGTAATTCGACGTGGTGATCGTCTCGCCAGTGTCCGCAGTGTGCGCGCCACCCGTGAGAGTCACGACTCCAGTCCCGGAGTTGATCGAATCATACTCGACACCCGCCATCACCTGCTCGCCTGAGCGGTCAACGACGGAGAGGAAGTTATAATTCGCGTACTGCGAGCCCAGATCGAGCGTTGTGAGGTTCGAAAGCGTCAGCGCGGAGAGCGTCGGAGTAGAAAACGTGCGCGATGCGATCCCGGCCCTGCGAATGTCGACGTATTTCCGGCGCCGAACGTAGGTGATGCGAAGAGTGGAGCTTGCAGACGCAGCCGCAGGCCGCAAAAGGATCTGCTCACCGCTTCTCACGTAGTAGCCGGGGTTCGATGCGGGCAAAGCACCACGCTCGGAGAGCGAAATTTGCTCAAGCTTCGCGTAGTTCTGTGCCGATCCGTCGTGCGACCACCACACCTCATGGATGTGGCCGTCGAAACAGTCGTCGGGGATGTCATAAGCTTCCTGATTCGCGACACAAGATTGGATCTCTTCGTCGAGAAAGAATCTCGGATGCGTCTGAACGATCTTTCCATGGATGAGCGTCACCGCTTCGTTGAGCCAGCGAACGAAAGTGTCTTGAGGAATCCCCACCGTTGCGGAGTAGTCCTTGTTCAAGCTCTCGTCCCTGGCATCTGCGATGAGAAGTTCCGCTCGGCGCATGGATCAGCCCCCGTATTTTTTCTTCATCATGGCCACGAGAGCGTTCTTCTTGCCGTCTTCGAGGCCGCCCTCTTCCGACTCTTCGCCCTCTGCGGCTTCCATCTCGGGTGCTTCTTCTTCAGCCGGTGCGTCTTCACCGATTGCCGCTTCGATTTTCACCACGAGTGCTTTGAGTTGTCCGAGCAGATCCTTCAGTTCCATTGTCATCCCCTCAAGAGAGCTGCTTGCGAGCCCTGCATCAGTTGTTGGAGCATTTGCTGTTGATTCTTGCCGTAGTCGCCGACCTGGTTCATCTGCGACTGTTGCGCCTCTTGGATGCGCTTGTTGCGCTCGATCTCGGCCTGGTACATGGCTTGAAGGTATCCAGCTAGGCCTTGCGCCCCTGCCGATACTGCCGCTGCTCCCATTCCAGATCCGCTGCTTGCGTCTGCCATCTCACATCACCCCTGATAATAAAGTTTGCAGGAAATCGTCGCCGTGGTCGTGCCCGCCGCGCACGTCGAAGTGGTGCGGACGTGGCCGAGGACGTTTGCCGTGATTTGGATGATTTGCTTTCCCGTTGCCGCAGCTCCGGTGAAGGCGCCGAGCGTGAACCAGTTGGTTCCGTCCGGCGAGTGCTGGATCGTCACCGTGCAGGTGGTACCAGCGCCGAGCGCCGATACGTCGAGATAGCCCACGAAGTTCGTCATGTGGGGCTCAAGAACAACTGCGCTGCCGGTCGTTGTGCCGGAAACGGAGACGGTGCCGAGATCCACGAAAGCCGATGATGCCATTTCTTACCCCTTACAAAGCGGTGACGCTTGAACTCTCTTCTTGATCTCGGCAACACGAGAGTTTTTGCCCTCGTAAATCACCGACCAATAGGGAGAGCTAGGCACCACGACCAGATTACGCCGCTCAATTTGGCGTGCCAGAATTTTCACTCCACAAGCCAAGTTTACTTTTGGTTGAAAGATCGTTTTCATCGGATCAGTGGGAGAAAGATGTTTGTCCTTCAGCCAGACGAATCCGCATTTGTAGTAGAGAGCGTCCTGATACGAGAGCTGGAGAAGCCCCTCGGATCGGATTTGCTTTCCCGTGACCGCATCGAGACTGAGCCCCGTTTCCACCATGGCCGCGGTCGGCTTCCATGCTGATTCATAAAACGCCATTGCCGAGATCAGCTCCGCCCACACCCAGGGCTTTTGCTTTGCCGTGAGCTTCGGATAAGTCGGGCAAAACTTCTCCATGTCGAGAGGCTTAGCCTGCATGAGACTCGACGCTTCGATGGAAGAGACGACGGATTTGGACCACTCCGCTCTTTCGGGGTGGCCCTCTTCCCATGAGAGCTTGACGGTCAAGCTTTCGGGCGGCTTCTCGTCTGCTTTGGGCGCAGGTGTCGCTTGCGGCGCAGGTGCGGGCGGATCAACATGAACCGTCACGCAGCCGTTGAGCGCGTAAGCAAGAGCCAGCAAAGTCAGAACAAAGAAAACCGCCCGAAACATCTTCAAATGCCTTGCGCCTGTGCGATGTTCGCAGCCTTGTATGCCTCGTGCTCTTCCGACTTAGCGACGAGCTGAGCTTCGAGATCCAAGACCTTCGCTTCGAGAGCCGCGACTTTCACGAGGGCCTCGTCGAGCAGCGGCTGGAGTTCTGCAGCCTTTTGGTCCTGACCGTCTTTCAGCGAGTTCGCTGCGATCTGATCGGCTTCCGCTTGGCTGTAGATTTTCGTCGGGTCTGCGGGATCGGGCAAAACGATGGAGTCTTGGCCGCGCTTGTAACCAGCGGCGTCCGCTTCTGCCACGAGCTGCTCTACTGCCACCTCGACTTCGTCGATCATGACGATGCCATCTTGAAGCTTCTGGAGTTCCGCCGATGCTTCGACGAGCTTCTCTTGTTTTTCGCCTTTGAGGACTTCGAGCTTTGCTTTCACTTCTTCTTTGTTCATGTGATTTCCTTCGTTGTTAGAGGCCTAAGATTTTCGAAATGTCTTTGATTGCCTGCGTGAGTTCGATGGTCGTCATCGTCGGCTTTTGCGCGACCACCTTCATGCGATCCTTCGCGGCCTGGATCGCGTCGGCCTTTGCTTTTTCCGCGGCGGCGGCAGCGTCCTTGGCTGCGAGCTTTGCAGAATCAGGCCACGGTTTTGTGACCGACATTTTCTCGTAGCCGATCACCTTCGGAAATCCGTGCTCGTCCTTTTCCGTTTCCGACAAAATCGGCTTGTTCGGGTCATCCACTTGCTTCGTTTGGATCGAGCACTCATCGAGTGGACATCCGGTGTAGTCGTCGCAGGGCGAAGCTTCTTTTTCTTCGCAGACCTGTTTTTCCCAGTATGTCGTGCTGGCCCCAGGCTTCCCGGTGGGAATCCAGTTTCCAGCAAGAACCTGGGTCGAAGCGAAAAGTGTGAGAGTAAATGCGAGTGTTTTCATCGCGGCCCCTGACATTGAAGGAAAACACCGTATCCAGACGAACAGTTGGCGCTCGCGTCGTTGATACAGCGAATAATCAAAGAGGTTGCGCTGGCGGACGTGACGGACACCCAGTTCCCGGCAACGTCGGTTGATCCAGTGCAGACAGGCGCGGCGCTGAAAAGCCCTGACGGAATCGTAAGAGTGCAGGCACCCGTCGCGTAGTTCGTCACGGCAGACAGCCAGCTTCCTGACTGACTTGAGATCGAGGAGCTTGCGGCGCAGTAGTACAGCGCCCGCTCGCTTCGCTCCAGGCCCGTCGAGTTGCTAGTCACCGAGCCCACGAGCAGCGGCGCAGGTACTTGCTGGTTCAGCGGGTAGACTTCCCAGTGAATGTCACGGTTTCCGTTTCCGGCTGCAGCATCGCCAACGATAATGTTCGAGGTAACCGTCCCCGAGGTCGTTTGCTCGTACATGAGGCGAAGGGTTTTCTGCCCACCCGACGAAAACGAGAATGTTCCACAAACGCGGAACGGGACAATCGTTGCGCCGCCAGATGTTCCGTTGTTGCTCGTAACGCGACTTTTTCCCTCTTGTGAAATCGTCTGCGCGTTGTTCGGAGTCTCGACAATCTGAAATGTAGCGTTCACGTTTCCGGGCGACCCAACCGCAATCACGTGACCAGTTGAAACGCACGCCAGGACATCCTGAGCGGACGGGACGTTGAATGAAACACCGACCGACTCGCTGCCTGCCGAGCAAGTTGTCCCGCTCGGTGAGTTTGTCGATGAGCAAGGAATCTGTGCGGTGATGACACCCGCGCCCGTGTTGTTCGTGAGAGTGAGCGAGCCGTTTTCGATGCCGATGTACGAAGACTGTGCGGCTGATCCCATGTCGGGGTTTGCGCCGCTGATGTTCGCGTCCACGCGCCATGCGGTCGTTTCGGGGCGGAACGCTTGCTCGGATTGCCAGCCGACACACGGAACGGAAAACTTCGCGTTCAGTTTGTCGCCGTTGACCCAGGTGAAAGGCACAGTGGTAGTAACTGCGGCTTCGTAAAGATGGTTGCCGCCCGTACCAACGTCGTCTTGCTCAGCTCGGACGTAAACGGTGGAAGTCGTCCAATAAACGACACGCCCGAGATGTACGCCCGAGCCAACATCATAAAGGCCCGCTTGCCCGAGGATTTGCACTCCTTGGGTCGACGACCCAAGCTTGGCGGTGTCAATCGTACAACTGCTGGGGAGCGTGACGGTGGCAGAGCCGCCCGTGAAAACAGTCGAGAATGTTGCTTCCAGTATAACTTCAGCCGAATCACCGACCCTGCGGTAATAGGCAGTTGTTGTTGTCGATCCACCCGTCAGCCCAATGGTTGGCGTGTAGCTCTGCCAGTCAGTGAAGTTGTTGACGCTTCCGAGCTTCCGCGCCGGTCCCATGTACGTGTCGTCAATCGCGATGAGCGGCTCATTCGACGCAACTGACGTGACTCGAAGTGCGATCGTTCCTGACGACGGGCATGGGAAATAGACCGTGTTCAGCGTCGGAGTGGTCGAACTTGTGATCGTATTCGAGTAAAGAAGCGAGCTTCCGTTGTAGACACCAAGCGTGTGAGTGGCGGTTCCGCTCGGCACTTGAATACGCGCCGCCACTTCGCAGTTTTGCGCATACAAGCCGTAAGGGACCGTGATCGCATCAGAGGTCAGCGTTTGCGAAGACGCCGACGAATCCCACGTGTACGACTTCGAACCAAAAAGGATGTTGGTCGTCGCGCCGACAGCCGAAACACCGCCCGATGCCGTCCACGAGGTCGAGTAGGTCGTGGCTTCAAAGCCGGGGTTCTTCAGCAAATTCTGATGGCCGGTGTCGATGAGGGCCGCGGTGCCGCTCGTCTTCGTGACCTGATTGAACGGCCATTGATAGTCGAACGTCGTGCTCTTGTTCGCATCCGACTGACCTTTTGAAGTCGTCGGCGGAAGGCCCGCCACGGCAAGCTGAGGAATCAAGACAGCGAGAATGAGAATTTTCAGGAAACGCATCGGCTTACTCCTGCTCCAAGACGTGGACAGTTTGAGCTGCGGTGTCTGAGATCATGTAATACTCGCCAGCGTCGAAGGTGAAATCCGTGGATTCACCGGGATAGAGCAAGATGCCCGTGGACGTGGTGACACCCGATGCTCCGATGTAGACCGCTCCAGTGTTGGCGTCTGCGGGACGAAGCCTGAGAAGAACGCGGCCCGCGGTGACTGCCGCGCCGTCAGTGGTGCAGCGAACTGCGGAAGTTCCGACAGTGACCTGTGCGGACTTCACCGTTTTTGCGGTGGGTGTCGTGAGCTGTGAGTTATTGGTCCACGTCCCCGACTGCGTGACGGGGATCGCGGATTGATCGGATGGAAGCACAACCTTGAAGGAGGTGGCCATCGTTCCCTGGCCCAGAGCTGTGGGCAAGAGCGCGATGAGTGACGTGAGGCGCTGAGCGATGCGCTGCAGGCGTCCGTTGAGACCTGAGTTTGCGGTGTCGGAGGCTGGCGCTGTTTCGTTCACTGCGCCAACAAGGACAGCCTCGGCGTCGAGCTTCGTGTTTGTCGAAGCGATTGCCGTTTCCAGTCCGTCGAGCATGGCGGCTTGTTCGGTCGAGAGCGTAACCGCGAGAGAGTCGGCGTCCGCTTTTTGGCCGAGACTTGTGGGCAAGAGAGCAATCAAGCTCGTGATCCGCTGAGCGATGCGCTGCAGGCGTCCGTTCAGGCCGCTGGAAGCTGTGTCTGTTGCAGGGGCGGTTTCACCAACGGCACCGATGAGCACGTTTCCTGCGGTCGCTACAGTGATTTGGGTGTCTTGCTTTGCTTCTGTCGCAAAGTCGACCGTGTTCAGAGTTTGGAGTTCGGTTCGAACGTCGGCGTCATGCGTGAGCGCCTCGCCCGATCCGTTGATCGAGAGAAAGTCCGTGCCATCGCCGATCTTGATCGAGTCGTTGGCGTGGCTGAGCGAGACGTTCAGATCGTTTGCGGTGATGTTGATGTCACCCGTGATGCCTGAGAGCTTCACCGGCAGCGGGCGATTGTTCGCGGGCGTTCCGGTGTCTTCTTCGACGTAAGTGTCCACACCGTCGCGGACATATTGGAGTGTGCCGCCAGAGACCGACAGGCCCCCGTCAGACGCCACCTTCAAATACTTGTGTCGAAGGATGTTGAACGTCACACCGTTGGCCGGAGCCGAGGCGAGAGTTTCAGCGAGTGTGATGGCGTTGGTCGAGACCGCAGAGACTTTCACCTCTTGGCCATCGAGTGTGCCGGAGGTGAAACAAATCACATCCCCGACTTTTGCAGCGTGAGCCGTGGCATTGATGACGGAAGTCGTGGAGCTTGCCTCGACTGCGTCACTGCCTACCGAATAAACGGCCATGTGTGCGACGACCGAAAGGCCGTGCTGCTTTTCGCGGATCGGCTCAACCGTTACGTGGTTGGCCGCAAGGCGATCATCTTTTTCCGAGCTGGAGTAGCCCTTGTCCGTAGCCATGTTTTACTTCTCCCCATCCTGATGGTGGATCTTTGTAAGTAGGCCCCGAGGGAAGCGAGAAACCCCCGAGGCCCGGAGCGGTTAGATCAGTTCAGCGTCCGATCCGAGGATCAGCACGTTCATGACTGCATCGAGCGCCGTTTGATCGGAGACTTTGAAAGTCTTGATCGTACAAGCGGTAGTCGATTGCGCTGTCACGAGCGCGTAGCTGTTCGTGGTCGCGGTCGTAACGATGACTTCAGGTGCGCGAACGAACGCTTCACCGAACGTCAGCGTGTAATCGCCGGTTCCGTTGTCTGTGAGAGTGACGTGCGAAGAGCACGTTCCCGAAACTGCCGCCGTGCCCGTGCCCGTGAGGACAAGCGACATGATGCGCGGAAGGCGTTGCGGACTTTTTACGACTCGTCCAAATGCCATGTGATTTCCAATCTCCGGTTAACGTGCCGGAATCGAACAAAGGCCAGCCCCATCCGTGAGGCCAGCCCTTGAAGTTTGGTTATGTCGAGAGACCCGTGATGACACCTTGGAACGACGGGATGATGACGTTCTGGTAGTAACCGCCGTAGCGAGCGCCGTAAGTGTCGGAGCTTGCCGAACGGAGGAAAACCGTACCGTCGTCATCGAACCAGCCGAAGTCCGGGCGGTGATGAGCTTCGATGTAGTTCGAGTTCAAAGCGTAGAGGCGATCATCTTCACAGAAGCGTTCCGGGAAGATCCCGATGGCGCCCGCTGCCGACATGAACTCCAAACCTTTGAACGAGATTTTGCCTTTGAGATCAGACGAACGCGGCTCGACCACGTACTGCTTTTGATCTTCGAGCAAGTTCATGATCTTGCGGTACTGCGTGAAGGACGTGAGGATCATGTCGGGCACTTTGCCGCTTTTGCGTTGGATCTCCAGCATGAGCTGGTTGATCTTATCGACAGAGATACCTGCCGAAGCTGCGTCTTGCTGAGTGGCCTGCCAACGACGACCGACCGTGATGCCGTAGAGCGAACCCGACGTTGCATCGCAGACGTACTTCAGACCGTGCGGGTCCGCGTCTTTCGAGTTCTGCATGTAGACGGTTTTTGCCGCTGCATCCATCGTCAAATCGACCGAGCCCGAGATACGAGCGAGCGTCACCGTGCGAGTTGCCGGAGCAACTGCCGTGATTTCCCACACGTTCGACGTGCTGTAGGCGTTGTTCGACGAACCGATGTTGACGTAGTCGTTCTCTTCGAAGTTCGACTCTTTCCAGGTCGTCGTGCTGATGACGATGGTCGGAGCCGCTGCCGTGCCGCCTGCGTTTGCTGCAGTCGAAACGCCGAGGACGCCGTCTGCGTTGCCGAAGAGGATTCGGCTTGCGTTGCGAGTCCACGTCTCGACCGTGCGCTGAACGACGTGCTTCGTACCTTGAACGAATGCACCTTCGTCCGACATCGACGCCTTGATCGTCTCGCGGTCGATTTCACAAACCGCGTAGACTTTCTTCGACGTGATCGTCATGTCGCCGTAGTCAGCCGGGTTTGCAGTCGGGAGGCTGCCCGAACCAACACCGCCCGCGAAGGTCGTGGGAACCGGTTCTTTGATTTCTTTGCCGGTGAACTTGTAGTTCTTCTTCATCTTGCCGAGAAGAACGTTCGCCGAGTTATAGACGTTGTCCGAGAGCTTGCCGTACTTGCTCTTAAACAGCGCGCTTGCATCTGTCAGGTTGAAATTTGCCATGTGATCTCCGGCCTCTTGTTATGAGGCAATGGAAATGGGTTTATGTTTTTACAGATCGTCGAAGGACCACGGCTCCTGGGCTGGGTTGATCGGGTCTTTTTTCTTTCCCGCGATCTTCTCGGCTTGGCCGTTTGTTTGGAGTTTCCGAGAGATGTTCTGTGACTTCTTCTTGCCCCATGCTTCCGTCGCGATTTCTTTCACGTCGGCCACGGACAAGTTGTTGTCGAACGCCAGCTTGGTCATGTCCCGATAGATTGGGATCTTTTCAGCATCGGTGAAGGACAGTTTAAGTTCCGCGAAAGTGGAATCGAGCTGATTCCAAATGCGCTCGGTCTTGACCACTTCCACGATTTTCTCGGGTGTGATCTCGCCTTTGAACTCTCCGCTTCTCTGAAGCTGGGCCAGTTCTGCGAACGTTTTTTCGAACTCTGTCTCTGAAACTTGGTGAGTTTGCTGGAGGCCCCGCACTTTGGTTTCGAAGGCTTTGAAAGCTTCTTCGTCCGCCGTGCGTTTGCTCTGGCTCTCGGCTTGCTGCTTGAAGTGGTCACGTTCCCATGCCAATTCCGCGGCTGTGCGTTCATCTTCACTCATGTTCTGGTAGCTTTCAAGTTGCGGCATCAACTTCTCGAAGAAGTCTTTGCGCCACTGAACGGGATCGAGGCCCGAGAACTCCGCCATCTTCATGAGTGCCTGCATCCCGTCGACCTTCGATGCTTCGAAGATTTGCGTGAGTTGCTGGTTCACAGTGTCGCGTTCTTGCTTGAATTTTTGTTTTTCGGTTCCGAGCTTGGAGAACTCTTCCGACCACGCTTTTTTTCCAGCGTAGTTGTTGCGGAGTTCGTCGAGTGTGACCTCTTCGTCCTTGCCGTTTACTTTCAGTGGAACTTTTGTTTCCAAGTCGAGATCGAGTTCCGCATCTCCGAGCTTCGCTTTGACGAGCTTCTTCTGAGCTGCCGATTCTTCTTTGGCCTTCAGCTCTTTCGTCTTATCGTCATCTTGAGCGGCTCCGCTCTTCTCACTCGCCTCACCTTTGCCCTGACCGTCTTCATCACTCGAAGCCTTCTTCGGGAGGGGCTCCTTCTTGGCCGGAGGAGTTTTCGTCTTCGACTCTTTGTGATGTTGCTGGATCTGCTCCAGGTCATCGAACGTGACGATCTCGCCAGAGGCCACGCTGAGCGTGTCGCTGGCAGGGGTGTCCGACGTGTTCTCGTTGACGTTTACGCTGCTCTCAGAAATCTCGCTCGACATACTTCCGCCTTTTCTCTGATCCACTTCCGCAAGACTTGGTGCCATGCGGGTTTGTAGGTAATGAGTCGGCGGGTTTTCTCATCAACGTAGGCCACGACGCGCTGGCCTTTGTCCGTCTCGATCCAGTCGCCAGCCTTGATGGGGCCAACGACTTCGAGTTTTGGAACTGTCTTCCAGATCGCACGGGCCGTGGCCCTGCGAAGTCTGCGCGAAAGTCTGCTCATCCCAAGAGCCCCGGCATCGGTTCACCTGTAGGGACGGGCGTTTCGGGCATCATGTCTTGCGGCACTTGCTCGGGCGGCTGCATGTCGGAGGGAATCATCCCCTCTCCAGGCATCATCGGTGCTTCATCCATCGGTGGTGGTTGTGCGGGGTCCATCGGTGCATTGGGATCGCCCTGCGGAGGCGGGGGCGGAGGCGGTGCCATCGTGAAGAACATCGGGAAGTTCGGCATCGTCTGAAGGACTTGCTGCAATCCCATGTTGGTCTCGGCGGCTTGGACGATCAGCATTTCGGTGGCCATGACGTGATCTTTCATCGTCTGGCGGACGCTGTCGGGAGTCTTCTTGGATTTGAAGGACGGGTCTTGCATCGCCTTCACGTGGATCTTCCAGTGAACGATGCAGTCTTCCCAAATCTCGGGCGCTTCCACTTGCTCGTTGTTGAGGATCTTCTCGTTCTCGTATTCCGCAGCACGAGCAGCCGAGGCCGCTTCGTCCATGAACTTCTCCGATTGCCCCATGTCGAGCATCTCGACGACCTGTTCCTGCGGGAACATGTTGGGGAATCGTTCGGCCATGTCGAGGATGTACTGAGTGCGGGCGGCCTTCGAGTCCGGCAAGGCCGACGAGTTCTGAATGCGAATGTCAAACGAGCGCGAGAGATGCTCGGGCGAGAAGTTCGTGGCGATCCATGACTTGTTCTGTCCGAGGACGAGCATCGTCCGCTTGTCTGACTTGTCGTAGAACTGGCCTGCGACTTTGAGCTTCTTCTCTGCGCTTCTGCGCTGGAACTCGTTGTAGTTCGCAATGCGGGCGTTCGCGATCTGTGCTTCCTGCTCGGCCAAGAACTGTAGCGCCACGCCTGCTTTGATGCCCGGAGGAGGTTCGCCGGAAGTCACGTCACCCAAGCCTGAGAGCTGGCGGATCTCGTTCTTCAGGTTCTCACGGAACTCGAAGACCTCCCGAGGAGTCGGGTTCTGTTGCGCGAGCACGGGCGGCTGTGAGCCCTGGTACTGTGCAATCGTAATGTCGTTGCCGAGTGATTCGAGCTTCACCGAGCCCTTCGGCACGAACCACTTGGGGTGCGCGACGAGTGCCTGGTTCCGAATAATCATATTGGTGAGGTTCGAATACTGAGCCGAGAGCCCCTTGATGTCCTGATAGAAAGACACCGCGTGCATCTCGCCAGGGATCTCTTTGCAGGGCAGGCGTTCGAACGAGAAGTCGCCGTGGTCGTACTTGAAGTCTTGGTTCTCCAAGATCGCGTCTTTGGTGAACGTGATCCATCGGCCTTTCGGCATGTACTTGCAGGGCTTGAACTGAAACGTCCACTTGACGGTTTCGTGCTGGAGCTTTTCGTCTTCGAGTTTTGCGATGTTGTAGAACGAGGCGTCCGAGTCGGCCTTGATCTTCGATGCAAGCTTCGGGTTCTCGCGCTTCAGCTCCTCCGTCTCCACGCGCTCGCGAATGAACGCATAGCCAGACTCGTCGTAGGAGTCTTTCTTCTGAAGGAACACGTTGACCGGAAGGAGCACCTTCACGTCCACGTCACCGATCTTCACGGCGCCCGCCACCTTGATGACCTCGCCCTTTTCGTCTTTCTGTTCGTTCCCCTCTTCGTCTAGAAGCGGGATCTCTTCGTCATCGTCAGGAGAGTCCGGGTGGTTACCACCCAGGTCTTCGTTCCACGGATAATCGAGGTAGCCTTCGCCCGTGATCTCCGAGATGCGAACGCACATCTGATTCTTCGCCTCATAGCGGCGGGTGTAGTCGATGTGATCGAGGCACTGCTTGGCGATCTTGGAGGAAACCTTGTCCTGATATTCGTCGTTGGTCGGAAGGACCTGAACGCCAGGGCGGAACTTCATGAGCTGAGAGACGCGCTGTTCGGTCGCTTGCGAGAGAAGATTCACCACGAGCTTCGGCGAGAACTTCGCTCGCTCTTGTTCGCGGTCGCGGTTCCCTGAGCGGGTGTCTTGCGTCTGGTATTGGATACCTTTGTATCGGGCCAGGTTGTGCTTAATGTCGCGGAGTCGGTCTTCGTTTTCTTTTTCGAGATGCTCGATCTCAGCGTTGAGCCACTGGAGAACGGCCTTCTCATCCTTCAGGTCGATGGCCCAGAAAGGCTTGTCGTTCTTCTTCTTACCATCGGTGGACAGATCGTCGAACGAGTCGGCCATGGATTACAGCTCCCCGAAAGGGTCTTGATTGATTGCTTTGATTTGCTCGGGCGTGAGAGGCGGGATCGCTTCATCGTCGAACTTGAAGTCTTGCAGCTCCGAGGTCGGCCCGAGCGGCATGAACTGAATTTTGTGCGTGGACTTCTTCTGCGCTTCGAGTTCGATCTTCGTGGTCACAGCAAGAAAAAGAGCGCCGAGGGCTAAACCCAAGGCGCTCACACTGACTGCAACACCACCAACAAGGAGCAACGTCATGAGACTCATCCCATAACGACATTCAAAGTTTACGTAAGTATATCTTCGGGAAACTTCATTTTCTTTTTTTTCTTGTCAAAGGCGATGAACTTGTCAGGCAATTGACCTATGAGTGAACACAGCATCGAGATGATCTGTATTTCCATCATCGTCATCAGCATGATTTGGAGCGCCAAATGAGTGAACACAAGCCGATGAAAGATAAGTTTGAAAATGTCCTCGGAGAGCGACACACCATTGTCATCACCCGAGAACTCAAAGCCAAGATCATGCGTCTCTCGCGCATCCACAAAAAGGACGTGAACGAGCGCATCCGTGAGCGCATCGAGGAAGAAGTGAACGCTGAGCTTCAGCTCTTGGAGCCCGAATCAGCCGCAAGCTGATTCAGAATGGCGATCATTTGAAACACGAAGCTGACAGTGGTTTGGCAGTCCATCTCACGCGCCTGCTCGTCGAGGATTTCAAAGAGTCCTGTGCGAGATTGGTGGCCATGTCTCGCCTCATGAATCAACGTTTCGTAGAGATTGAAGCCTTCAAGGTCATCGTCCACAATGATGAGTCGCTTACCGTAGTAACACCGGCCATCACAGCCCGTCTCCTCGGCGTAGCCGACCCTGAACTTCACCCGAAACTCAATGTCCCCTAGCGTGAACTTGATCGGAGGCTTCGGCTTGCGCTTCGTTGACGGTCGTCCGCGCTTGCTCATGGCATCTCTCCATTCCATCTGCCTTGTTTATTGAGCGGCATCGGAATCAGCCGCGGGAATGAGTCGATGATCATGAGCACGCCGACGATTCCCTTTTCCAGCGTGTTGCGACCGTAGGCCATCGCCAGAGACTTGTGATCCACGAGGCAGCCCGCGTGCGCGTCGAAGTAGAGGCCGGTGGGATTCGCCCAATAGGTCACGTGAAAGCGAGAATGAAAGTGTCCTTGGATCGCCGACATGGATTGACGCTGAGAGAGTTTGCCCTGCCCGGAGGATTTGCCGTGGTGGAAATAGACTTGGCTGCCATTCGGAAGACGAAGCGTAAAATCAAAATGCCAGTTCCACCCTTTCGGGGCGTTGATCTGTTGGCGATATGGAACGATGAGGTGACGAGGGATGCCCGCGGTCTTCGCCTTGCGATAGACAAGACTGCCATGATTCGATTCCAGCACATCGACCTTGGGGAAGAGCTTGAACACCTCGCGGAGGAAGCGGATCGCGCAGGAAAGCTCATCCGAGGCGCTCGGAAGATCCGGGTCACTCTCATGGTAGGAAAGCGCGTGATGATCGACTTCGTCTCCGAGACAGACGACTGCATCGGGCCGGTACTGTAGCTTCACGCACTTCAGAAACCGGAGCGCGTCCGGGTGCTGGTAGGGAGCGTGCATGTCAGGAATCACGAGGACTCGTTGATTCTTCGCCACACAGAAAGCGTGTGCGACTTTCTGAAGCGCCGCTACGTTTACTTAATGTTTACTTAGGAGAGGCGGGCCAGTCGCTACTCTGGCATCAGGCCTCGCAGCCTGAACCCGGGCGGCTTTCCTTTCATATGACCGCCGAACCCTGCTTAATGAGGTTGTCCCTTGTCGGTGCGTGTCTCCAGTGGCAGCGGCTGACCTAGTTTCTACTAGCTCCCGTTCACACCACAGCTTCCCACGCCGCCGCCTCAAGGAATCGCTCTCTACACCAAAGGCACAGGGCCTCCGGTTTCTCTTACCCGAGGACAGAGGTAAGTCCGTCCCGAGAGCGATTCATTCAAACGACGAACCAGGGCACGGCTCGTCCACGTACTTTCGAAACCAAAACTCCGTTCTCTCTTGCTCGTATTCGCACGAGCATGGGGGCTGTGGCTGCTCCAGCGGGCCGCCGCACGACACGAGCGCCCCGAGGAAGAACGAGCCAAAGACCACGCCAATGAAGAACGGTGCGGCCTCGCTCAACCCCAGCCCCACAACATCACGCGGGCGCACAGCGCGACGAAGAGAAGAGGAATGATGTGCCAGTGAGTCATAACCACGTGATGCCCGAACACCGTAAACTCTACGATCATATTACCCCCAAGCAACCATTGCGAACGTGACAGCCGATCCGAACATGATGCCGCCGACTGCCGCGAGGAAAACAAGATTCATGTAGTAGTCCGCGTCCGCTTTGCGCTGAGCCTCTTGCTGATAGAGCTTTCCCCGCTCCTCGGCCACTGCGATCACAGAAAGTCGATCTCGCTCAGCCTCTTTCCGACATACACTCCCACCGCGAACACGAGCACGAGATACACGCCTTGCATTCTTCTTGGCCTTTCGTTTCATGTGATGGTCGCTTTCTGGTCTTCACCCATGTAGAGGTCACCGTCCGCTTCGAGAACGTACTGAGGTGCGCCGCCTTCGCGGATCAATGTCTTGGATGGAACCTGAATGAACACTTCGCTGCAGAAGATGTGCGCCCCATCGACTTCGAGTCTCCAGGGCAGCTCAGGGTTTTCTTTCGAGTGAGACAGGATGATCGTCATGAATTGATCGCATGACGAGATCCTTGAGTCCGTCAACGCTTTTGCGGGAGCGGCATCGCGGGCGCTTCTTCGCGCTCCATAATCTCTTGGATCATCTTCCGCTTCATGGCTTCGATCTGATCAAGGTTCCTCTGTTGAGCGTTGATCTTCTCAAGAAGAAGCTCTCTCTCTTGTTCTGGCGAGATGCTTTGTATTTCGTGCGGCTTGCCTCGCTGGTCCGGGATCGTGACCGATGGCGCGATGGCGCGACCGTCCACATCGATGATGACCCTCGGCTTAACCGCTTGCGGGTTGTTCATCATCATCTTGCGCTTCGCCGCCATGATCTCGGCCATCTCTTTCGGATTAGGCGTGGGAGCGGGCGTAGGAGACGGAGCTTCGGGACGCGCTTCGAACTTCACCTTCTTTTTGCCAGAGCTTTTCATCCACGCTTTGTATTCTGCGCTGTTGGGATCGAATCCGTCCGCCTTGCTCATGTCATCTCCTCTTCAAACGCTGCCGGAACACGCTGCTCAAACTCCACGAACACGCGCTTCACCTTCATGATCCCACCATCGGGATGCTTCACATATAGCACATGCTCTGGAAGCTCGCGGGCCTTCATGCGCTGTGCGGGTGTCGGCGACACCGCGAAGAGTGCGCCGATCTGTTCGGTGGGGATTGCGAATAGCTCTAGCTCGTCCATGTCATCCAGCTCCGAGGAACTCGTCTGATGTGATGCCTTCGAGTTCGGGGAAGTCATCTTCGGGCCTCGCTCCGCGGAAGTTTTCAAGCAAGTGCTCAGGCACGGGCTCTGATTCATTCTCCAACACGTAGTGGGCTGCCGCAAATAGATACCGGGTGTCATCAATCAGGTGATCGTTTCCTTTTGGTATCTTTCCGCTGTCATCTTTTATGTAATTCGACATTTCCCAAAGCCATTTTTGGCAGCGATCCGATGCGATGATCTTCCCGCGCAGGAGTGCGTCCTTGATGAGGGAAATGCCGGTCTCTTTCTTGTTCGCGTTCTTCTCTGTCGCTCGGTACGCGTAAGCATCGCCGAAGCGGTCATACATTTCCGTGATGAACCACTGTGCAGCTTCGTCCGCTACGAGATCCCACTCAGCCCGGCCTTGGCCAAGCTCTGCCAGCTTCTCTTGGATCACGCTTCCGATCAGACGCGTGGAGGTTTCCGATTGTCTAGTCTCGTAAATCTCATCGAGCAAGTACCAGACTTTCGTGTACGGATTGAGAGCCGCGAAGAGTGTGGCGTGGCAGGTGGTCGTGCCGGGATCGGTGATCGCATACCACTGGAGTTTCTTGAGATCCTTCCGCATGGAAGCCATGACTTCCGCGTGAGGTGTGAGCTTGAACGAGTGGATCATCGGGAAGATCGAGTTCTTTCCTCCGCGGACCCGTCTCGCCATGTATTCCCGTTCCCACACGTCGCCATCACCGCGGGCGTAGAGTTCGGCTTTCTTCTTCGCAAGCCATGCGGGGCTGTTGTGCGGAGCCGAGCTGCTCGGGAAATTGAAGTAGCGTTTGTCTGGATCGCGCTGGAACTCGTCTTCCACTTGCGTGAAGTGGTTGTCCACCTCGGGCGGTGTTCCGAAGATCAAGAGATGCGCGTGCTGCAAGTTCGGGTTCATTGCATCGTAGAACTCAGGGCGGAAGTCTTTGAACTCATCGTAAATGAACAGCGACTTCGGCGGAGGTTTGACACCGCGGTACTGGTTCACGTTGTCCGATCCGTCGCACTTAACAAAGCTTCCATTGTCGTAGGTGATCCGCATCTCGGTGTCGTTCGTGGACGACTGAAAGCCCGGTGCGAAGTCCTGCAATCGACGTGAGGCCCAGAGGATCTCCTTCGCTTGCTTCTGCTCGGGCGCGAAGTAATACGAGTGCGTGCCTGGGTAGAGAAGTGCCGAACGTGTCAGCGCGTAGATGATGAACTCAGTCTTGCCCCAATTTCGGCCACAGACCGCCATGATCTCCTTCGCTCTGTCGTCGAAGAGAGTGCGGCCTAGCTCGGCCTGCCCTGGGTGTGGCGTCCAGTCTTGGTGCAAAGCTTCGATGACCTCGGCGTAGCGAATGTCATCAGGCGTAGGCTCAGTCATCCCCGTCTTTCTTTGGCGGGTACTTGATTACATCGGCGGGCTTGTCGTTTCTTCCGGGGATCTTCGCGTTCTTGAAATACTGGTCCGCCGTTTGACCCGACTTGAGTTCGAAGAGGTCCAGGATCTCCGTCTTGGTGAGCGAGTCGGCATTGTCCACACCGCCGAAGTATTTGAGATAGCTCTTGAGTGATTGGTTCTGTTCGTCCGTGAACGCGTTGGCGCGGGCTTCTTGCTTCGCGAGGTGGGCGGTCTGCGCTTGCCCCCACTGTGACTGCCGCTGATGGCCGTAGTGGATCTCTGGCAGGTCGCTCTTCCCGTCTCCCACGATCTCGGCCACGCGCGACTGCGAGGGCTTGGTGTTCTCGGGGATCGGAAGCACGTCGGCTTTGGGTGGTGCTGGGGTGGGGTCAGCCATGCGTTTGTGGCGAATCAGAAACTTCTCCATCCCGCCACCATAGCTATTCATGTGCGCGACAATTTCCCCGGCGTGCATTGTGCGGTACTTGTCGAGGCCAGAGGCGTCGAGCATCCACTGACGGGCGTACTCAATGTCTTTCGGATCATGCGTCTTCGAAAGAATCTCCCAGAGTTCTTGCTGAGTCTGCCTCCAGAGCTGTTCGTCTCGCGCAGCTTTCGCTATTGGGAGCTTGTCTTCTGCCATGCCGATGATCTTGCCCAAGCGCCCTTGCGCCTGTGCGATCTTGTCCACGGGCTTCGGTCCTCCGCGGTCAGCGATCTCTTTGGCTAGGTTGATGATCTCGGCTTTGGGCTTTGGGCCTTTGACCGTGGCACCGATTCCACCGATGGCAGGGAATGGCTCAGCGAGGCTTCCGACTGTCGAGAGGATGGCTCCGAGGTAGGGGTTCTCCACTCCTGCTTTGCTGAACACATCGACCCAATCCGGTGCTGTACCCGGATCGACAACGGCCCCTCCAAGGCTTCCTGGAGGTTTGCTACTAGGTCCGTCGTGGAGAATGGTTCGGAGAGGTGCGCCCGAAACGGAGTCAATCAGGCTGCTCCATGTCTTCTTCGTCCCGCTCGGAAACGTCTGTGTCTCCGTCTTGATCGGCCACTGGCTCCCCGCGCTCTCCACTATCCGCTTCAGTCGCTCCGCTCGCGTCTCCGGGTCTACCATTGGCTTCTGCATCGTCTTGCTGTCTCCGCATGGGGTCCATCTTTGCGATCTGGCGTATGCGATCCATGTCCACGCCCTTCGCGTCCGTGATCTCTGAGTCAATGTTGCCAGAGTGCTCGACCGCTTTCAGCTTTGGTGCCGCGTACTGGAGCAATTCTTTTGCGGCCATGAAGCGGGCCATGTTCGCCTCTTCTTGTCCGGTGGCGACTCGTGCCAGATAGCGGATCGGGTCGCAATTCTCCTCTTCGAGGACTGCGAGCACTTCGAGGGTGCGCTTGTTGGGCGTCCCTTTCTTGCGACCAGCTCCTGGCGGTCTCTTCATGCCTTTGACAAAAGTCATTTACGCTTTCCTGTCATTCCGCTTTTACTTTAACGGCTCTTCTGCGGCCTTGCGCCGTTTACTTTTCTTTCCACTCGTCTTGGCTTGTTCTGCGCTGTCATGCTCATCAAGCACCTCTCTGAGCCCTTGCATGAGGCTCGACGCTTCGGCTTGCATGGCGAGGCACTCTGCCGACTTCGTCGAGTCAGGCCACACCATCGCCGCCTGCATCTGCTCATCGAGCATGGCGGCCATCTCGATCAAGTTCTTCGGGTTCATGTCTCCGAAGGTGGAGTCGATCAGCTCGCGGAGTTTCTTCTCGGCCATTTCCATGATCCAGCCGCGGATGGTTTCCGTGTGAGGCTCAAGGCCGAACTGGTCTTTGGCGTTCTTGCGGAAGCTTTCGAGGATGGGGGCCAGCTCTTCACGCGGCTTCGGTTCGTAGAACATTGGGCGTCTCCTTTGGTTCGATCTTGTAAATGCGAATGATGGTCTTGGGTTCGAGTCCGAAGAGTTTTTCGGCTACGACCTTTTGGATCTGCTTGTCGTTCATGATGACGTGCGCGGCCTGGAGGCAGTCTTGCGGGCCTTCGATGCAGTTGGATGTGTCGGGTTCGTGTTGGTGGTTTGCGAAATGGAATTCGAAGTGGACTTCCACTGGCATTTCAATTGGCTTGCGTGGGTGCCAGGCTTTTTTGAGTGCCCAGATCGCTTTGTTTTCCCAGGCGCAGTATTGCTCGGAGGATTTGACGACCATCCGTCCACCTCCCCACCGCTTCGATGAGAAGATGCGTTTGCCGTTCTTCTTGATTCGGACCCGCTCCGGTATTTCGAACTCAGCTAGAAGAGTCATCGTTGCCCTTGCAAAGGTGAAGAAGTTGGTATGACCTACTTCCAGCGATGACATTCGGGGCTCAGGGGTTTCCTTGGCGGGTTTCCCTTGAGCCCTTTTTATTTTGTCTGCCGAGTTCTTCTACTTCGTCAAGGCTCGGCTCTTCCAATACTCCAAGCCCTTGAGCACGTTCTCATATTTGCCTTTGTGAATGTCTCGCTCCCTTTCCACCATCTGGATCGTCACGATGGGGGCCGGGTCATCTGGGTCGTTGATGAGGTAGTATGATGTTGGCGGCGCATAGATCGAAACGACCTGCTCCACCGGGATCTCTGGGCGCGATGGTGCGCGTATCAGCGTGAGCTTCACTTCTCCCCCAACAGCTCTTTGGCGGCAGCTTCCAAGAACTCCCACCGGAATGTTTTGCGCTTCTTCAGTTCCTTCGTCAGTCGCTTGTAGAGGCCAGCGTCCATGCGTGCCTGGAAGAGTGCGTCCTTCGAGCGCGTCTTGTCGATGAGTCGTCCCTTGATTCCCATTCAATCCCACCCGTAGCAGCCGCAGTAGTATTCGTCCGTCTCTTCGTCAGGCTTCTCTTTGAAGAACGCGAGCTTGTACTCCCGGTCTTTCTCCACCTCCACCTCGGACTTGCACCCGCGGTAGTAAGCGCAGCGGGCTTTGCGCGGCTCTGTCGTTTCGGTCTTCTCGGTTTCGGTGTTCACAACCACACCCCCAGGCCGACGTTTCGTCCGAAGAGCCGAACCCAGGCCACGTAATAACCTCGCCCGTTTGTTGCGAAGTGCGCCCGTTGCGGCACGCGGTAGTTTTCTGCGAATAGCTCCAGTCTTCGGAATCGCTTGCTCATGCTTCCCCCTTGTCTCGTTCTTCCAATTCGTCCTCGTACGCCGTTGTCCGGTAGCCGGTCTCCACCACTTCGATCAGAAGGAGCTGTCCGTGCTTCGGGTGCGGCTTCAGTGTCTCGCCCGTGGCGAGCTTCGCGGGCTCGATCACGCGGACCTCCTCGCCTGTCCATTTGATGACTAGCTTCTTCACAACCACACCCCCAGGCCGACGTTTCGACCGAAGAGACGGACCCAGGCCACGTAGTAGCCGCGCCCGTTTGTTGCAAAGTGCGCCCGTTGCGGCACGCGGTAGTTTTCAGCGAACAGCTCCAGCTTCTTGAATCGGATGCTCATTGGCGGGTTTCCTTTCGTAGTTGCGTGGGCCGCTGGCGCTTTCAGACCTCAATCCAGCGAATCGTTTAGTGAGAGGTCGAACCCACGAACAAGGGATTATAGGCGCCGCGCCCGCCCGTCAAGCACTGATAATACTTTTTTGTATTATTTCTTCTCTTCCGGGATTTCCGCAGTCTTTTCAGGAGGTCGCCAACCTGAGTTTATATCCGCCACCACCGCTTCATTCTCTTCCATCTGAAAGAGGTAGAGGTCCAGGGCTTCGTCCTCGTGCCATGGAATCCCGGCTTCTTCGAGTCCGGCCTTGAGCTGCATCAGCCCGCCCTCGACTTGGGCACAGGTCGCAACGAACCGATTGAGGTTCTGCGCTTGCGGCACGCGCTTATTAACCCACTCAGCAATCTTCTGTCTGTTCTCGTTCTTCATTTGTTCCCCCTCAATGCCTCTCGTGCGATCTCTCGCGGTTGGTTTTCCTTTCGGACCTCAAGGCCAGAGAGGTTCGCAATCTTCTCCAGCGCCGCCTTCATCCGGTCTCTCTCGGCTCGTAGCAACTCAAAATCCTCGATCTGTTTTTTAAGCGCCTCGTTCTCTTCTCTCAAAAGGTCGTAGTATCTCGCGTCCACCACCTCGAAGTCTGAGACGATGTTGGCGTAGGCTTGTGGGCCTTCACCAAGCGCGTAGAGAGTGCCGACCGTAAGATTGCGATAGTCTCCAAAGAACGCTCGCCATCGAGTTGGCCTCATCTCCCTCTCGCGGCCATCGTCGGCTGGGGTGGAGTGAGCTGGGCAAGCTGTGTTGAGTCCGATGCGCGGACAGGTGCATCTTGAAAGAGCCTTGTCTTGTGTCGGTCTCTCACTCACCGGAACCTCCAGAGAGGATTTCGAGGGCTTCCCTGATCGCAAGGTTCAGGTCAAACCTTGAAAGCACAGTGATCGAATCACCCTGGTCGTCGTAAGCGCGTGAAGAGGCCTTCTCAACAACGTCTAGAATCACCTTCTCCACTTGCTCTTTACTGAGCACCACGTCGCCGGGGAGGAGTTCTAAAGCTTCGATAGTGGTTCGGTGTGGAGGCAGTGGGTCCATCCATGCGCACATATTTTTCAGCTCGATCCAAAACTTCCTTCTCATTTCGCCCCCAGGATGGCCGTGAGTTCGTGATCAAGGTGCGGGATCAGTGAAGGCAAGTTTCGAGAGACAGCCTCATCCCTCTGCTCGATGGCCTTCATGAGAGCGTCGAGGAGGCGGTCGAAGTCTCGCGACCGAACAAAGAAAGTACCGGAGCCGTAGTATTCAGGCTTCAACGCTTCGAGGATTTCTTCTCTCGTCACTTCTCCCCCAATTCCGCGAGCAGGTCGCGGGCGATCTTAAGAACCATGCGATAGGATCGACCTAAAGCTGTGTCTGAGTGAAGGTCTACCTGGCCTGCGATCTCTTGAAGCCCCTCGCGAAGTCTTGCGATGGTGGCTTTGTCTTTCTCGATCTCATCTTGAACGACCCAATCACACCAAATGTTTCGATGCGCCCCAGTTTTCTTGCACGTCGGATTTCGACAAAGGCTTTCTTCCTTCAGCCGCTCGATCTCTTTCCTCGCCTCCAAAAGGAGTTTGAGCGCGTTTTGGTAGCTGTCCCAAATCTCGCTGGCTTTTTGTTTAAGGTCTGCGATCTCGTCTTGCATCTTCTGTTCGTCCATCATTTCGTCTCCTGGTTTGCGAGCAGGTCGCGGGCGGTCTTGCCTTGATCGGCGGCTATTGGGCACTCAGTAAGGTCGTAAGGAAAAAAGCCACCCTCGCGAATCAGCTCATCGCACTCTTTATTTCGCCAGGTGTTCTCGTTCGCATAGAACTGGAGCCCCTCGCGCAGTTTGGCGATGGTGGAAGATGCCTGAAGATATTTGTCGCTCATCTTCGACCACTCTTTCGACCATCTCTCGATCTCTTTCTCTTGCGCGTCGAGCTTCTGTCTTAGCTCGAAGTTCTCTTTCAAGAAGTTTTCGTTCGCTCGCAAAAGACCGTGATAGACCGGATCTGGAGGGGTGGCGTTTCGGCTTCGAAGACCCGTTGCGTATGCGTGAGCCAGGTTGTGCGAGTGATCCGACTTCTCAAGGTTGTCGAGTGCGGGATTCATTTTGTTCCCGTCGATGTGATTCACCATCTCGCCTACCTCGCAGATTCCGAACGCTCTAGCCACCAAACGATGGATGGGTGCGGCTCGGTTCTTTCCATTTGCCGACAGCTTCACCGTTGCATATCCAGTCGGCCCAACGTGCGGCGTGAGCTTTTTCATAAAGTGCCGATGCTTTCTTAGCGAACGAACTGATCCAAGGTTCGAAACCTCATAAGGCCCGTACTCTTCCGGCACTGGTTTCCAGATTTCATCCGTCACTTCTTCACCTCTCGATAGGTGGCGAGCAAATTCTGAATGTCGCTCAAGTCTTCATCCTCCCAATCGCCGCCGAGAGTGATGATTGCGTCGAGATGAGGGATTGCTCTCTCAAGCAATTCGACCAGCACTCGTGAGCGCTCTCTTTCGTGGGCGATACCTTGCTCTCTTCCGATCTCATACGCCTTCAACAACTTCTCGTAGCTATAGAAGCAATCGCCTTGGTAGGTGTGATCGAACTTTACTTGGCGCGCATACTCATCGGCCTTCGCGGGGTCAGTCGTAGGCCCAACCATAATGATGTCGTCGTGATCGTCACTCATTCGCTCGCCTTTCCGGGGTTCTCATAGGGATTAGGAAGTTCGCTCGGAAGGTCGGTCATTCCGCTTTCTCCCCGGTCACATCACTGGCCGTAAGTGTGACGGGCTCTGCGGCATCCGAAGCGAGAACCTTCGCCCTGTAATCGTCGATCACTTTCGCGTAGGCTTCTCCGCCCTCGATGTAACTGCACGTCCGACCATAGACCCTCATGCAAGCCTCGATGGCTTCGTCCTGAACTTTGATCGGGATTGGGATATGAAGTTTTCTTTCCTCCAAAATCACTTTCGGCGTCGGAGTGTGGGGGGCTTTCTCGATTAGCGAATCGTAACGCCGAAACAACTCGTTCGTGAGCCACTGGTGCTCGTCGTGGTCGAGACCGTTTGAGCCGCGAGTTTCCCCGAACCAGAGTTTGCGGAGTCGTGGGTATTTATTTTCTTCGTTCGAAGCCACTGGGGGAGCGCCTCTCAAGAGCGCCATGATCTCGTCGGCAATCTCTTGAAGCGTGGACGGACTGAGTGTCTGGTAGCCACCAGCTCGCTTCAAAAGAACTTTCATCACGTCTCTGCGGTCGCTCATGCTGCCCCCTTTTCCGGCATCGCCAAAATCGTAAGCTGCTCCGGGTTGACCGCGGACTTGGTTCCGTCAGTCCAAACAATCGTCACTCGTTGGGCGATCTTCACCACCACGCCGAACCGATGCACGCGGTTCGCGCAATACCAGCCGCCCGGACCCGCCTTCGTGTGCTTCACCTTTACGCCGATTTCCAATCTCATTTCCCACTCCAAACCAAGCGACGACCGATTCCATGGATCTTCCGGCACTTCTGGCAAACTTGGCTTGCCGCTCCGGTTGGCTCCTTACACTTCAAACATGGCCCCTTGTCGTAGTTCATGCGGACTTCACCCCTTTCATGAGTTCTCGGACTCTCGCTGCTCTTGCTGCTCGTTCTTCGTCAGTCAGGTTGATCTCCTCGCGCTCCACAGAGCCCCCAGACGCCGCGTCGATGTGGAGGGGGCCATTGGTGGGCGGGGGGGCGACCGTTGAGCGCCCGGTCGGGCCATTACGACGATTGTCGTACTTCCCTTCGCGGACCTTGGCTCGGGTTGTGTCTTGGATCAGGAAGTCGAAGTCCGCTCTCCAGCCGCGGTCATTCTTTCCGTTGCAGAAGTCGCTGGCCGCGATTCGCTGGACGATCTCCGTCCACTCGCTCACGCCCGTCTCCCGATACCTTTGGTTAGCGAGTCGGAGGCGCTTGGCGTTCATCACCTGAACCTTCGGGAGCTTCCCGCAGTTGTTGTTCCAGATGATCGCCAGCATGGGGAGGGCATCGCCAGATGCCTCTCTCTTAGGATTTATAGAACTAGAGGAAGAGTAAGAGGGAGAGGTTCCGGCTTGCGTTGGTTTGCTATCGTTTGCAATCGGTTGCTTGGTTTTGCGTTTGGTTTTCTTCCCGTTTTCGACGCGGGTTTTCAGCCAATCAAAGAACTTCTCGCTGCCCCGCGCCCGGATTCCCTCGGGCAGTCTTTCAGCAAAGACCGGGATGAGCGCCTCCGAGAAGCCGAGAGCTTCGAACTCCATCTCTGAAATCAGCTCCCCATATTTGTGCTTTTCCTGTGCGTGTCGGAAGAACAAGACCGCGTTCCCCACCGCCTCGCACTGGTTCGCGAATTTTCCCGCGATCATCAAAACGTCTAAGAAAAATTTGTCCTCAAGATTCAGTCTCGCCATCACGCCACCGTCCGATTGATGGTGTCGATATGCTGGAGGAGTTCCGCAGTCGGTTCGAACCACTCCCCGAAGATTCGATCTTGTTGAAAGCGCCGATGAAGCTCGCGCTCCCGGCTAGTCGCTTCGGTTTGGAGCGAGAAGTTTTCAATGGCGGCGACAATGACCGGGACGCCGATCACACACTCGATAGCCCGAGCACGTGACTTCGGCGAATTGCTATAGCCGATCTTGATGGCTGGCCGGGATTTGATGCGGCTTACGAAGAAGTAGACGTTCGCTATTGGATTCATTTTCCCCTCGCTCGTTGGTGTCATAGTGGTGTCACTTTTGTTGGAACTAGCTCTATTTGCGGTCGGAAGACTCTAAATTCCGGCGATCATCAAAAGCTGAAAAGCCACCGGGTCTCCGGTGATGACCAAACGCAGATGCGCCGCAAATTGCGGTTTGCGTGACGTTTTTTGATGTTTGGGGATTGTGGGGGTGGTGCCTCGGGCCGGACTTGAACCGGCACGTTTCGTGTGGAAACTCAGGATTTTAAGTCCAGGGATCGCTGTGGTCATGCTATCGTTATCCTTGTTGTTTTTTCGTTGTGGTGTCGGCGTGGTGTCGTAGCGGTGTCACTTTTGATGCCGAAAGACCCATGTCTTTGGCGAATCCTTGGAGGTGGCGAGCGTTCAGTTCCGCATAGATTTGCGTTGTCTGGATGCTCGAATGTCCGAGGATCTCTTGCAGAGCTTTCAAGTTGCCGGTCTTGAGCGCGAAGTTTGCTCCGAAGGAATGGCGAAGGCCGTGGCGGTTCACTTCCACGCCCGCTTTTTTACAGATCCAGTCGTGCATCTGGCGAACGGTCTGATGGACCATGTGCGAGCCCGCGGGATTGGTCAGGACGAAGTCGCTGGCCTTGCCGTAAGGCGTTTGGCTGCGCCACCACTCCATGACCTCCGCAAGTTCTCTGGCCATCGGGATCACCCGCTCAGAGTCGTGGCCTTTCTTCGTGCGCTTCACAAGCTTCTTGCCCGCCCGGTCATAGATCCAAGCGAACGTAATCGTCTTGTTGATGAAGTCGAAGTCCTGCCAGCGAAGCCCAATGATCTCCGACACGCGAGCGCCCGTCATGACCATGAGGCTTGCATAAGCGTAGGCGCGGCCCGGAACGCCCTTCACCTCTTGCGAGGCGCGGAGGAAGGCAATCATGTCCTCTTCCGAGAGGATCTTCTTCGGGAGCTTCGGAGCCGTGGACTCCCGCACTCCGCGGCGGTTCTTCCTGACGAGCCGGACGGGGTTGTGAGTGACCCCCGGAATCTCCTCATCGAGAGCGTATTCAAAGAGGCCCGAGATCAGAGCCTTGATCTTTTTTTTGGTCGACGGGGACGCTTTCGAGCCGTTGGCCAGAGTGACGTTCGCCAAGACCTTCTCGATCTTCTTCGGTGTCACTTTGTTGGCCGGGATCGCACCAAGCTCCGGGAGCACGTGGTGTCGAAGATGGCTCTCTTCGTTAACGTAGGTGTTCGCTCCGTGCTCGGCCATGCGCCGATTCATGAAGCCGATAGCAAGCTCTTGAACTACCGGGATTTCCGATTGCTCGATCTGGATTTCCAGATTGGCCTTCGAGTGGTTCTTCTTCGCCTTCATTTGGGCATACCAGTCATCAGCCTCTCGCTTAGACAGGTAGCGCGGTGAGTTCACCGCTTTTCCATTGATGCGAATAGTCCGCCGATAGGTCTTAGCCATGTTGCTCGACGTTCCCATTCAAATATTCGGCCACGAAGCGGCGGGTGGTCTTCCAGCGTTTGCCGAGGCGGAAGCCTTTGAGCCCTCGCTCGATGTGCAGCTCGATGGATTTGTAATGACAGCCGAGGAGCTGGGCAGCTTCGGCCTTGCCGATCAAGCCCGGAATGTCCTCCGGCACCACCTCGACAACCTGGCGGCTGTCGCGGATTTGTCTGCGAGTGGTGGCTTGATGCCAGTCCCTCGCGATTGTCGTCTTCTTCTCTCCCATGTCAGGCACCCTTTCTCTTCCAGACCGTTACGGGTCTCATATGTGAACCTTTGCTTTCAAAACCAATTCTTTCCCACCCCTGGCGACGGAAGACCGCCCCCAGGAATCTGCGATCCACGGAATCCAGGGCTTCGCCGAATCCCTTGGCACGCAGCTCTTTCACCACGTCGGGGCTCGTGACCTTGCCGTGAGTCTTCGCAAGGTTGATGGCGGTGTGCTCAGCCAGATCGACAAGCTCGGCACGGCGCTCTTCGTGGAGCTGGATCACAGCTTCCAGTTTGCGCTTCTCGCTCATGCGGCCCCCGGTCCTTCGTCGTCCTGATTGAACACCTGCTTCGCCCAGCCTTTCGAGGTCGGGCGGATTCGTCGCTGGTTGCAGCGGTCGATGTATTCGATGATCGAGTTCACTCGCGGCGTGAAGCCGTTGAACTCCTGCTCTCGGATGATCTCCATGGGATCGCGGCGTGCGCGAACCTCACCATCTGCGTCGATCATGAACACGTCTGCGAGTTTTGCTTCTGTCATGTGACGATCTCCTTGGGAATCAGTGGCGACATCGGCACAGGAGAGGGAGCTTCCGTCCAGCGGAGCGATCTGTCGGCGGGCCAGTTGTCAGCGTTGCCCTTTTGATTCCACCCCACGGCGTCTCCGGTTGGCGAAATGCCGACCACGAAGAGGTAACAAGGCGCCTCCTCGTCTCCATCCCAAACCCACATGGGTTGATTTCCGTTCTTCTTAATTAGTTCTCGAATCGTCATGCTGCGGGTCCTTTCTCCCAAGGGGTTCCTTCGTTCTTGAACTCGTCATTTTCTCGCTTCAGGACTTCTTTCTTCAAAGCCTCCTCGAAGTTGTCGAGGTCGTCGAAGAGCCAAGATTTAATGTCGGTAGTTCCCAGTGTCCCGCACGAGAAGTAGGCTGGAACGACTTTGTGAATCGTCACGTCCCCAAGCATGTTCTCGTAGCAGACCGAAACATCGAGCCACCCAAAAGGTGTCTTAATTTCGAAAGTGAACCAGCTCATGCTCCCCTCCCTAGGTATTCTCTGCCGTACTTCACAAGATCCTGTGCGTCTTGTGAGCGCGGGTTGTTTCCATAGAACGCGAGTGTCTTCTCCAGCTCCTCTGGATGCGCGTCTTTGATCTTCTGGCCTTTGAGAAATCCGCAGCGGATCACGTACTCGCCCGCCTCGCTCGGCTTGATCTGCGAGACGTTGTCCTTGGGCGCGGGAGCCGTAGGACGAGAAACCTGGCGCGGAGCGAACTCCGGCGAAGACTGATCGGGGTCTTTCTCGTCTTCTGTCGGGATCGCGAACACCTGGAGAAAGGCGTATTTGTGAGCAATCGACTGCGCTTTGTTCGAAGCTTTGTCTCCCGTGTCCGAACCTTCGCCGATCATCACAGCCGAGACGCTTGATCCGTCTTCTGCGAAAAACGTGAATTTGATCTTCATGATGGAGTAGGTCATCACGCCGCCGCTTTTCGTCGGTCGCTCTTCGCGGATATTCTCCAACACTTCCGGGACGGTGAAGACGCCATGTTTCGCGAGCTTCGTGTGCAGCTCGTTGTAAATGTCGTCAATGCCACGGAACTTGAAGCCCTGAGAATCGTTTTTGCGATCCTTCCCGATGGCTTCAATGTCCTTCATGACCGCGGGGATCTTGGTGAAAATGACGCTCATCACACCACCTCGGACTTCGCAGCCCAGAACGGCACGTCGATTTCCTCGATCTCTTGCGTGTAGCCGGGGAAGTCGCCCGACATGAAGCAATTGGCGAGCGTTGTGAGAATGCGGCGGCGAGTGGTTTCCGCTCTCGTGATCGCTTCGCGTGAGAGTTGGAAAACCTTGATCGCATAGGGCGCGTCTGTTTCTTGAACCGCCAGGTAGTAGCCATTCACGGGTGAGCCAGTGATGGATTCGATGACCGAAATGTAGTGAGC